CAGTTGCTGCTGAACCTGTTGTTGTTCCATTAAATTGACCACCGGCTCCTCCGCCACCAGCACCACCAGCAACGTTTGAACCACTAGTCCATGATCCTCCTGATCCTCCACCACCTCTTGTCACAGATGAACCACTTATTGTTGAAGCTACTCCATCACCTCCTTGACCTCCAGATTGTGAAGCACCATTAGCACCAACCTCACTAGCTCCTCCACCGCCACCACCTGCATAATTAGGTGCTCCTGTACCATTACCACCTGCAAAACCTTGATTGGCAGTTCCTGCTGCACCATTTGTTGAAGATCCTGAACCAATACCATTTCCACCACCACCTGATCCTCCAGTGTTTGCACTGTTCGGAGCAGTTCCACCTGCACCATGACCGCCTCCTGTAGAAGTTATAGTTGTAATATTTGAACCTGAAATAGATGAATCATTACCATTATTACCATCAGTATTAGCACTAACAGATGTCCCTCCTGCTCCAACTGTAACTGTATAAACAACTCCGGTTTTAAAAAATACAGAACTTTCTGATGATCCACCACCACCTGATGCCTCTGAATTGAAAGATGCTCTGTAACCTCCAGCACCACCTCCACCTGCTGGTTCTGAGCCACCACCACCTCCACCTGATGCACCTCCTGCAATAACTAAAAAATCTGCTGTATATTGTTGTGGAAGATCTGATGCTAATCCTGATTCTGTAACTAACCAACCTTTTGTTGCATCCGCATAAACTATGGTAACAGCTATTCCTTCTTCACTAACAAGTCCATTTACACCTAATCCATTAATATTTGATCCATTTCTACCAACAGTTAAAGCATTATTATCAAAAGTATTTGCATAATCTTTAAATGACACAATATCTCCTGCTGATGGTGAAGATGGAAGTGTCATTGTAATTGTTCCTGATGAAGTATCTATAAAATAACCCTCACCGCTAACTGCTGTAAAATCACCTGTTTTAATTGATGTTTGCCAATCCACTGCACCTGCACGACCCATACCAGTCGTAGATGCACCAGATGCTATCGCTACTGTTTTACCTGATTCACCTAACGTAAGTGTGCTTCCTGTTGCTGTTGTTAGTGTGTTTGCTTTTATTGTGCTAGTCACTTTACATTAACTCCCATTTTCTATGCAACTCGTTCCACACATAATTACCTTCTGGTTGTTCTATTGGTGGATCGTATCTACAAGTATCCTCATTTAATATCCAAGAAGGATAAGGTTGAGGTCCTATAAAAGCATCTCTACTTTCATCATAAGTAAAATTAATACCTGCATAGTTTTTTCTGAAATTACCATTATATGATGTTTGTTTCCACACATCATTAGTTTTATAAAGATTATTTAAAAAATCAATACCTGCTTGTTCACTTGTTGCTACATCATTTGATACAACAACAACCTTTTCAACTTTATTTCCTACTCCTAGTTTTGCAAAATGTGCCATAATTATTTATTATATATTATACTCCCTGTCCCTGTGAATACATGAATTGTATCTGATCCACTTGTTGATGAAGTTGGTGAACCTGTTACAGTTGCACTTGAAAAACTAGCCGTAGGTGCTCTTAAAATTACAACACCTGATCCACCATTTCCAACACCTGGAGTACTACCTCCGTTAAAAGCAGCTCCTCCACCGCCAGTATTTGCTGTTCCATTATTTGAAGAACTACCAGTTCCTGTAGTAGCAGTTCCTCCTCCACCTGATCCACCTGCTCCAGCAGAACCTTGACCTGAACCTCCGCCACCACCACCTCTTGTGACTGCAGCGCCTGTAATTGATGAAGATAATCCAGCACCACCAGCACCACCAGTAGTGCTTGATCCATTTGCTCCTACAGCAGAAGCACCACCACCTCCACCACCATTTTGATAACCACTAGAATTTCCACCAGCAAAACCTTGGTTTGTAGTTCCAGCACCCCCTGTACCACCACCAGTTGCTCCACCACCTGAACCACCAGTATTACCATTATTTGCTGTTCCTTGACTTGATGAACTTGTTGCTGATGATCCTCCACCAGCAGAAGTTAAAGTTGTAATACCAGTTCCAGCTATAGAGCTATCACCACCAGATTGAGCATTACCTGTTGAACCTGAATTTTCTTGTGCGCCTCCAGCACCAACAGTGATTGTATAAGTTTCATCTTTAGTAAGTGTTAAAGAAGTTTCAGAACTACCACCTCCACCTGATGATTCAGATGAGAAAGAATTTCTATATCCACCAGCACCTCCACCACCACCCCAGTTATTTGATGTTCCATTAACTCCACCACCACCAGCAACACATAGAAAATCTACTGTTAAAGTTTGTGGAGTTTCTAAAGTTACATCATCATCAGTAGTTGGAATCCAACCTTGGGCTGTTCCTGAATAAACAATGGCAATAGCTTGACCATTTGTATTATATACTGGATTTGGAGTTGTGTTGCCTTGATATTTTTGTGAACCTTGATCTAGAGTTAAGGCATTAGTTCCAAAATTTCTTGCATAGTCAACAAAATATAATTGATCTCCTACACTTGAAGAAGTTGGTAAAGTAACTGTACAAGCGTTAGAAGAGGTATCAATCCAATATCCTTTGTTCGCATCAGCACTTAAAGTTGCTCCTGTAACTATTGTTGATTGCCAAGCAATGCTAGCAAAACCAGTTGCTGTTCCTGCATTAGCTAAAGTTACACCTGAAGGAATACTAACTGTATCTCCAGACGTACCTAGTGTTAAGGTTGTGCCTGATTGCGGATCTACCTGATCTACTTCTATTTTAGACAATGACTAATACTCCTGTTACTGTTATTGTTCCAGGCACAGTTATTGGTCCTGCAAGAACACCGTTCTCAACAGTTTGAGTACCATCAATCGTACCTGCTTGATTTTTAATAAATTCATCTGGAGATGTTTGACCTCCAATGTATTGAATGCCATTTATTACTGCCGTCATATTACTCCTTACGTACTAATACTATCTATAAATGAAGTGACAATATCTAAACTTGAAGCGGTGTCGCTGTTAGCTTTTAATACATCACCATTTTCTAAAACAATTTTAGCACCACCTTGTATTAACTCAATTGCAGAGTTTGGTGGAATACTTACATCCTTCGCAATAAAATGATCATTACCACCACTTTCAATGAAGACATCTACTGCAATAGTTGAAGCACTAACATTACAACATCTAATACCAATAACTGCATCATAGTCTCCGCCAGTTACTAAAGTAACTTCTGATGTTCCAACGTTTCTTTGTAAATTGTTTCTAAAATCTTGTGCCATATTTTATTCCTTTATAATGCAACAGCCATAGCAAGTGCAAATCCTGCTGAAGCTGCTCCTACTGGAGTACCCGACGCATCGAGGTAAACCGTTTTTGCTGCAGGCATTGTACCAAATACATCTAGTGTTCCGCCTGAAAAACTTATTTTAGATGTATTACCTGAAGAATTATTTATAACTGTTGTTCTCTCCAGTGTTGTAGAACCTGATAAAGTTCCTAAACCTATTTCAAATAAATTAGTACCTTGTTCAAAAATACAATAATAAGTAGTGTTACTAGTCCCAATGCCACTATTAAAAGTTACATTACCTTGTCCAGATGTTACACCAGCAAGTGTAATATCACCCGTGCCGGATGTTGTACTAGTTTCTTTTACCCTATCATTTATAACTAACGCCATTTAATATCCTTATGATGTTATACTTATAATCGCATTACTTGGTGTAGTTGGATCAGGATACGAAATTGTAAAAGTTCCGTTTGTCGCTGTCTTGTTACCACCAAAATCTAAAACAACACACAACTTATTAGAAGCACTTGTATTATAAATAGCTCCAAATGCTGCAGTAAAAGTTGCACTAGAAAAAGTCGTATCTGCAAAATCAATCGCAGTTGTAGCTGTTGTAGCTGTAACTGTTTGACTTGTTAACGCTTTACCTCCTGCTGGATAGTTACTACCACCTGCAGAACTAACTTCATCTGTAGACGAAAATGCTGTACTTGATGTTGTGTAAGGATTAGCTGTGTATAATGCTATTTTAAAAGAGTCACCACCAGAACTAAAATTATGCGTTCCTGATGCTAGTTCACCTTTAAATGCGAATGGTACTATATTTGCCATGTATTTTCTCCTTATTTATTGCTTGATGGATTTTTGGATTCAAGAACGGTACGAATAACTCCATCGGCATATTCGTCTCGGCGTCTTCGACCTTGTTGTTCGATCGCATACGATAATAAAGCTTTTTCATAAGCTTGTGAATAGTATTGTAACATATCTGCTGGTCCTTTCAAGTACCCATATGCGTTTACCAAACAAGCGTACAAAAGTAAATCTTGATACTTGTTGGACAGATAAGTGCCTGTGTCACTAACAGAGGCATCTGTAAGACTTACTGGCTCTTTGTTATAAGCCAGCGTAATTTCATAGGTTCTATCAGGTGTAGGTGCCACAACCCAAAAATTTTCATCCCAATTTGCATAATACTTAGGTATATCTACAGCCGCTGTCCCTGGTGTAGAATAATACTCAGCTATAAAAGTAGTATCCCTTTGCTCTAGATAATATTGATTATTATCAGAGTCTTTTAATTGCACATATCTAATTAATCTTAAGTCTGCAGGAATGGTTACATATCTATTTCCAACAATTAAATTAGATGTTGCATAATGTCTATCTTGATCAGAGTCTACCTCTCTATAAATTTTATTTTCTGCGTTTTTAATTAAAGTGTTTAAAACAGAAGAAGTAAACACATTACTTCCAACTTCTGTATAACCTTTAATATCGTCTTGTAAATTTGTAAGTGTGTATGCCATTATCCGTTTACTACCTCTAGTGTTACTGGTCCAGCAGAGCAATTATCTCCACCACCAGATACACCACCTGTTGTAGCATTGCTAGTGCTAGTTATATGAAAATAATTTATTGGGTCTGTTAAAGGATCAGAGGTCGTAGCTCCTGTAACAGTTCCTGAAGAATCTATTTTACCCAAAGCAATTGTAAATCCATTTGCATTATTTAAATCACTCACATTATCAAACGTAGGAATAGTTGCAAACTGTTGTAAGTTTCTATTATCTGCTGGATCAACACCACCAGGACCAGCAGCAGTCACAACAGGAGGTCCTCTAAATCTTACAATAGAACCCGCTGCTCTTTGGTGATCTTCAGAAAAAACATTTACATAAGTTGTGCCTGAGTAGATTACAGATTCAAAAGGATTATTGTTTAATAAAGTTAAACTTGTTTTAGAAGCTGGTTTTGGTCTTGGATTATATAAAGCTTGTGGATCAGAGCCAGCTGGTTTTGGTTCTAATTGTGGTTGCTTTGGTTCAAACTCTGATGTGTGAACTAAAGAACCATTCCACTCTCTAACCATTTCACGATATGGGTATTCTAAACCTGATCTGTCAGATATAGCTTTTGCGTATTTACCTGTAGCATATTTACCCATTATACTCCATCTCCATAAAATGTTTGTGGTGAAATGAAACTAGATGTGCCTTGGTTATCTGCATCAAGTGCTCTTAACATTTCACTTTCATAAATTCTTTC